TTTCTTTCGCCATCCTCGCTCGTCCACTGATTGTGGTTCGCAATCACGATCCAAAATTATTGGAACTTTTGGTTATTGGCGCCCTGAATTATATTGTGGTGGATATGCCATGGCTCGATGCCATCCTGGAGAAGACTACGCATGTCACTTTACCTTCCTTTTCCTACCTATTTGACATTTGGTTTTGGGAACTGAAGAGACTCCTTAACCCTCTCGGCGCAGTTGATTTGCAACCTTGGCGTGCCGAAGTTGCGAACCGTTTGGCCATGCGGACTGGCTCAGTTGTCTCTGCACCAACCGGCGTCGGTAAGTCGACGACCATGCTCGCGGAGATTGCTGGGAATGGAGTTCAGGTGATGTGTGTTGTCCCCCGTCAAGTTGTGGCTCGAGGCCTTGTAAAATGGATGCGTAGGATTCGTCCTGACATTACCATTGGGGGTTTGTTTGAAGAAGGAGACGCCCGTCAAGATGATGCATTGGTGTATGCCACTCCGTTAGCCTTCCTTGGTACGGAGTGGGCTTATAACCCTCGTGAAAACAGGCTTTTCGTGTTGGATGAGGCGCATGTCGATGAACCTCTTTACCATGTGATCTTGGCGCGACTTCGGGACTCTCAAGCACCATACATCCTTTTGACAGCCACACCGGGCGATTCTTGGCCGGAACCAAGAGTCGAGATCCCTTGTGTGCCCCGATTCTCTGTTCGAGAGGTCGATGCCACTGTGGATAACATGAAGGAGTATGAGGCTTTGATCATGAATAGGTGTTCTCGTCTTCTACCTCACGAGCGGGCCCTCGTTTTCGTCACCTCAAAGGGCTTGGCTGACCATCTTGCTGGACAGTTCCTCGGCGCCGGCGTCATGTATTCGAATAGTGAACCACTTTCCGATCCTCCTCCCCGAATCATCTTCACGACCAATGTGGCTGATGCGGGCTTGACTGTCCCTGATGTCAATTATGTTTTGTGTTCAGATGTTGACGTCTTTGTGACAGTTACAAAGCGTTCGGCGGTTAGGGGTGTCGATCGGACAGATCATTTTGAGCAGAGCTTTCAATATTTCCGCCTTTCCAGCGCTACGCGTAAACAACGACGGGGTCGTACTGGACGGACCACTGATGGCCTCTTTGAGTATGTACATGTGGCGAAGGTTGCTGTGGTACCTAATCGCAACTATACTCATCAAGACTATCTTGAGGCGCTTGGAGGGCAGCTGGCTGCTAAACACGGACAGTATGTTGACGGCTTGGATGCTTTCGTTGATGATCATTGGAGGACTGCTCGGCCTCAGGGTTATGATGCCTATACACAAATGGTTTCTGGTTTCTCCCGACAGTTTGCTGACTTGACCAATGCTGCTCGTGCTCATGCGACGGCAAAAGTGTTGGCAAATGAGGGAGATGCTAATTACGCT